ACAAGCAAATTACGACTGGTGGGTTTTATGACCAGAGCGACCGGAACGCCATCGCAGTTAGCGTAAACGTTGGTGGAGACGACCCTCTTACAGACATCCAAAGCCTCGCTGAGTTGCAGCAAATTACCAACTCTCTCTACACTGCCATTGACCTCGCCAAGCCAGCCCACGTTGGTCTTGAGTTCACCACAGTATTTGGTGCATTTGGTGATGAGAACGTGAACTGCTTCATCAGCCCACGGTATCTGACCCAGTATCAGTTAGCTACCTTACCAGCAGCACAGGCAGCGTACTACTCCCTCATCGCTTACACGCTTACCACGCAGATTTATCAGGGCTGGATTGCCACAACCAACTTCCCGGCTGGCACTATCATTCAGGACTCGAACGGTAACGTTCAACTGACCCTTGTAGGCGGGGTCTCTGGTACCATCAAGCCCACTTGGAACCCTACCCTACAAGGGACAACTGAGGATGGTCTATCGAGCCCTCCAACTAGCCCCCCATCATATTTGGTGTGGATAAACATCGGTACGCCCGAGATTACGATTGCGGCCTATGCTGCTCTACCAATTTCACAGCAGCCGTACTATCAGAGCTACTATCAGAACCTGAATTGCGTGGGAACTGGCATTGACGACACGTTGGAAATCCTTATTCAGCAAGTGGAAGAGCCTCCGTTCGACCCGATGCTGTATCAGGCTCCTACATTCGACCCGGCTAACCCAACCACAACGTTGGCTGCATATGGTCGTCGTGTGCTCACGCCTATCATGGTCTCAAGTTGGCAGCAGTTGAATGCGTCTCCTACTGTATGGGACACCACTGTCACGTACCCCAAGGGCACGCTCGTGCGTGGCCGGTACTGGGGAGAGGATGGTAGTTTCAACGCGGGGGTATGGACACCGGGTGGTTGGCAGTTGTATCGTGCCAAGAAAAAGAGCACAGGGCAAGACCCTATTGGGGACACCAACCAGACCTACTGGACACCGCTGTCGTCCCCATCAATCTATCAGGCTTACTACCTCGCACAGAACGGTCTCTACGTTGCTGGCATTCGCCAGTGGGCACCTAGCACTAACTTTTACACAGGACAGTTGATGATTGACAATAACGGCAGTCTCCAGATTGCAAACTCGGGCTCATCGCCGCAGTCGCCCCCTCAGTCTCCTCCGTCTCCGGGTCTCACATCACCGGTTGCGACAGTTGCGACAACGTTTGATGCTGTCAGTATTTCTAACAACCTGCTCACGTTGGTTGTGAACAGCACAGCGGGAATGGGTTTGGTAAATGATGTCAGTCTCATCACCTTGCTCGGATTCTCGTTCGCCACGTTTCTCAATGGACTCACGCTGCCCGTAGTTGCATTCAGTGGCTCCAGCATTATCATGACTTTGGTTCACGCTGACTACAATTCAGAGACACAGTTGGAAGGTTCGGCAACAGCACGCATCGGCTTCAGCCAGTCCAAGACTGTGCCGACTTACGATGGCACGATTGTCTGGCAGTGCTTCGGTTCAAACCCTTACACCGACCCCAGCAAATGGATTGCGGTGGTGGACTCGACTAACAATGTCACGGGTGAAGTGGCGAACTGGGATGTCACACACCCCATGGGGTTGCTTGCGCCCAGAACTGACCTCTGTTGGGAAATTTCTGGTGGCGACTTCTTCTCCTCTTACGAGGAGTAGCCTCATCCTGTGACCCCCAATAATACATCAAATCGTGTCCGTGTAAACAAAGCTCTGACCACCCATTAGTGAACTATTAAATAGCTTAGTGTATGGATAAGAACTCTTACTTAAGTCCAGCGACCGGAAACCTTGACATTTCAATCATACGAGATGCGCGGCCCTATGCCCTCATCTCCCTTGACCTCGGAATTCCCAATTTTACTGTGTTTTCTATGAAGTTCCCGCTGGTGGAAGACAAACCAAACTCGATGAGTGGTCTTGTTGCCGAAGCCATCCACGTGCTGCTTGACGAGATGTCGTCCTTCATGATTACGGCTGGGTACGAGCAAGCCATCATCGTGCAGGTCTATGCTGCCACGCTGAATTGTTTCAAGGGTATGACGGGCGAAGCGGATACTAACAAGTCCATGTCTCCTATCAGCAAAGACCCGACCGTGAAGAGCTTCGAAGGTACGTTCAAACTGCCCATGTCCTTTGTCAATGAAACCTATGACAAGGTGGTCACCGCTTCTTCAGGAAAGACACTCAAGCGTCCACCGACGGTTCGTCACTTGGAGTTGACTTACGACAAGCCGTCCAAGACTACGGTGCAGGATGCACGTAAGATCATTCAGAACTTCCGCAGCCGCACCATCAAGAATCAGCCGCGTCCAATGTACCTCATTGTGTACGACCAGTGGGGCAAGCCCACCGCCACGATTCCTCTGGGGGGTGGTAGCTTCAAGAATGAATTGCTCAACACCATCTACCCCAAAGGTAGAGGCAAGCGAGGTTCAACGAGACCAGAGTACACTCCTACGGTAAAGTTTGACAACGACGTTGAGATGAAGACAACCAACGTTAAGGGCATCCCCAAGAGCATCTACGTGGGTGACGAGCACTTCACTCCATACGGCACCCTCAGCGATGACATGGCTATCTACATCAACGAGAAGGATGAGAAGCAAGAGTGGGTCGTGAAGTTCACCGATGGCCGCTGCGTGTCCTTCTCTGACTTCCCTTCGATTGAAGAACTGAAGGAAGGCAACTACCCGGTTCCGACTTACTACATCGACTGGACAATTCTCGACAAGGAAGACATCCCTGAATCCTCTGACGCGGCGGAAGCTGTGGACGAGCAGGGCAATGAGGTTATCGAACCATCTGAAACCGAAGTCAACCCGACCACCGACCTCACGCCGGACGACGAGAAGAACGAGCAGCTTGAAGAAGGCGAAGACAACACCCCAGACGGTAACGAGGCCCAGTCTAAGACATCGACTGTGAAAAAGGGTTACGAAGATGAGAACGGCTACTGGGTTGGTGCCGGGGGTGCAGCTTCAGGTATTCTCCCTATCTGCACGACCACGGGTCGCATCTGTTTGGCTTGGCGTAACGCTGAGATGAATGGTGGGGACTGCTGGGGAACCATCGGGGGCGGTATCCAGAAGGGCAAGTCCCCGGCTGAGAGTGCTCGACACGAGATGATGGAAGAGGTTGGTTACAAGGGCGGTATTCGTCTCATTCCTGCCTTCGTCTTCACCGATGGGTCATTCAGGTATTTCAACTTCCTCGGCCTCGTGCCCACTGAGTTCGGCCTGAACCCGATGCCGGGTGGCTCGGCCAACTTGGACTTCGCGGACGAGACCGATGAGATTAAATGGTTCTCTTTGGAAGACCTTAAGTATGAGGTTGAGGAGCACCCCGGTCATTTCCACCCCGGCCTACTCGCTTTGTTTGAGAATTCGGGAGCAATCATCCGTCAGATTATCGACGCCGTGAGTAATAAGGGATAGAGGTCTAACTATGTTTACTCAGGTCGAACTTGTTTCTCAGAATAACGAAGTCCGCGTCTACTGGCTAGAGCACGGGCACAACTCACTCAACGTCCACATCGCCGTGGGCCGTGGTGTAAAGATTTTGGAAGAGAATCCGTACTTTCGCATCAGGCGGGTTTTCACCACGCTGAACAACCGCAAGGACTTGCCTGTGAAGTCCAACGTCGGCACGATTGTTGAATTGAACTGATGGTTTATACGGTATACAAGACGACCAACCTTGTGAATGGCCGTTATTACATCGGCGTCCATAAGACTAAAGACCCATATGACAGGTATCTGGGTTCCGGTTCTATCCTGAAAAAGGCGATAGCTAAGTATGGCGTCCATGAGTTTCAGAAGTCCATTTTGTTTATCTACCCAGATTCTACCTCGGCCTATGGTAAGGAGTTTGAACTCCTTACCGTACTAAAGGGCGACCCCTTTTGTTACAACCTGATTGATGGGGGTGCTGGCGGCTGGGAAGGGGCGAACAGACTACCGGGTGAGTGGCGAAGTCAGAAACGACCAGTAGAAACCGGTCGGCGTATATCCGCAGCTAAGTTAGGCAAAAAGTTCCCCAAACTATCGACTGCTTTGAAAGGTGTAGCAAAATCAGAACAAGCCAAGGCTCGGATGTCGGTTTCAGCTAAGCAGCGTGCTAAACGACCTGAGTGTTTAAGTCAATTGCAACGTAATGGCTATACATCCCTACTACAGGGGCACCTCCGCCCCGGCAGACCCTCAGATTCTGCAATAGAAAAGATTCGACAGAAGGCAATTGGTAGACCTGTCTCTGAAGAAACAAGGCAAAAGCGGTCTGCACGTAACAGGGAACGTAGCCCTGAATTTAACTCTTGGTGTGTGAGGAAGCGTTGGGCGGCGACTAAGGGCGTCCCATTTAGTGAGCCAAAACCCCAAGTGTACTTGGAGCAGTCAAATGCAGCTTGAAGATTTCAAGAAATATTCTCCCTCCACTAACATCCGAGTATCTCGCGAGGACACTGGAGAGATACTATTTGAAACACACAATACCATTGTGAATGTAACTAAATGGCTGTTCTCCCGTTTGATGGCCAACGTCAATCCCACCGACCCCAATCCCCCCTACCCGCTTGGTCACGAGCCTCTGTACTCGGTGTGGGGCTTGGCTCTCGGTGCCGGTTCTCCCACGTGGGCTCCCGAGACTCAACCTCAGGAGACTCCAGTTCAGACCTCCCTCATTCAGGAGTTGATTCGCAAGCCTCTATCTCGCATCAACTTTGTTCAGCCTGACCCATCTGGTGGCTGGACGGCTAATACCCTATCCACCTATGTAAATTTCCAATGTACGGTGAACGCTACGACTGACAACCTCACGCAGGGCATCCGTGAGATGGGGCTTATTGGCGGCGGCTCAGCCAGCCAAAGCACCAACATGCAGACGGCTCCTTACTTTTCAGGTGATCCCACGACTTATGCCAATGTGGCTGCGGCGACGAACACAGTTACATTAATAAACTACAAGACACTTCCTCCCTTACTCCTCCCTCCGGGCGTTCCCGTTATTTTTTCTTGGATTGTAAGTTTCTGACCCTAAATTATGAGTGTTGAGAATATACTAGCGATTCAGATTGGTGAGGAACAGACGTGGGCTAACGGTGCCGTAGACACTGGTCAGCGTGCGGTTCTTGCTGTCACCAGCATCTCCGCAGATGTTCAGACCACCACCTTCTATGGCAACTCTCTTTACATGATTCACTACGACGTGGGTCAGTTGAGTTGCTTCGAAGCCTTCTCATTTTTCTGTAAGCAATTTTACAATTTGAGTTTGCCATGGTATCAACTCCCGGCACCACCCCCTAACCCGCTGCTGGCCTCGTCACAGATTTACTTGATAGCTCAGCCTCCTCCACCACCTCCTATTGCGAATGGAATGATGACGCTGATTGACTCGGGGTACGACCCGCTGCTCAACTACTATCTTACGTTCCAAGGAAACTTTGACTTATCCATCCCTCTTTTCAAAAGGGAAGGTCACTGTATGGTGAGACGAAAGACACCAAACTACCAGATAAGGATTGGATAAATGTTCCCCACGTCCGTCAACATCCCGGAACTGCAACGAACCACAGTGGTGGCTATCCTGAACGCACGTCTGGCCGACACCCTCGACCTGAAAACGCAAGCCAAGCAGGCTCACTGGAACGTAAAGGGTATGGCTTTCTACGAGTTGCACCTCCTTTTCGACTCAGTAGCAGAGCATCTGGAAACGGCTAGTGACATTATCGCAGAACGTATCACGGCTTTGGGCGGTGTGGCTTATGGCACGGCACGCATGGTTGCTGTAAACTCCACCATCCCCGAGTACCCGGTGGACACGGTGAAGGGCTCTGACCACATTCTCGCCCTCTCTGTCCGCATAGGGCAGGCGGCTAACTCCATGCGGACAGCTATTGAAGAGTGTCTGGGGTGTGGCGACCAAGGCTCTGCGGATGTCTTCATTGAACTGGTTCGACAGGCCGACAAGGATGTCTGGTTCCTTCAGGCTCACTTACAGGTATAAGTGAAATTTGTTGACTACCCCCATTTATTATAGGGGTGAATTATGTTGAACTGGCAAGGCGCATGGAGCGCAGGAGTAACCTATCAGGTAAATGATGTCGTGTTTTATCTTACGGCGTCATACGTAGCCTTGACTATCAACACGGGTGTGCCCCCAACTCAGTATTACCTCGGCACCACATGGACAACCTTCGCTGTGGGCACCCCCGGTTCTCAAGGACCCATGGGGGCTATTGGAGAGGATGGTGCCACAGGATCAACCGGAGCCACAGGTGCTACAGGGGCAACTGGTGCCACGGGTCAGGGCTTCACGTGGCGTAATGCGTGGTCGGACACCCTCACGTACAATGCCTATGACTGTGTGTCATATAGCGGCAATTCTTACATCTGCATCGCCAATGGAGAGATTGGTATAGCTCCCAATCTCTCCTCTCCTCCTGACTGGGACATCCTCGCGTTGGGCAGTGGGGAAGCCTTGCTCCTAACAGGGGGTACACTAACAGGAGATTTAGGCACTACCCTAGTTACAGGTCCGCCTGTGGCTCCATCAGGTTCTTCAGGAGGATTCACCGGCTGGGCCTTCTCGCAGGACGGGCATATCAGCTATGCAGACGGAACCTCTTGGTCAATAAAGGTTTAACGGAGTTCTTTTGAATGGATAACCCGCTTCTCAACAAACCAAAAGAAACACCAGAAGAAAAAGGGTTCAACAGTGATACGGTAGGTATGCCCCCCAAGCATATCGACCCGTTCTACCCTGAAGCGAACGGCAATGCTGTTGACGACCCCACGCCGAAGCCGAAGAACGCATACTACTCGATGGCCCGTCCCGGTCACGTTGACAAGCGTAAGCCAACGGTTTTGGACGCCGCCTATGCACGTCAATACAGCCACGGCGGTTTGTTTGACAAGGATGAAGTGAATCCCCTGCTCAAGGACTACATTGAAAATGAACTAGGCATCAAGCGTCGTGCTTCCAAGAAGACGGCATTCGATGAGGAAGCATATCACCAGAGCAAAGGTGAAGAAGAGTTGAATCAGGTGTACCTCGACAACATCCGGGACGCGGTTCGCAAACTGCGAAGTGCTCAGTGGACAAAGAACTGGAAATTGTATGAGAAGTTCTACAATGAAATTAGG